TCACTTAGTTAGAGCTCAAATGCCTTTTTCTTTTGACCAATTAAAAAGATTAGATAGATCCATTAAACAAGTAGATGTTATTACTAAATTTCCAGGACAAGGTGATGATAGATATGACGAGTATGGTCAAGACTTTGAGTTTGGTGATGAGTTTGGTGGGTTGTTTGGATTTAGAGCTGTTGCCGTTAAACCTGAAAGAACTATGAACTTTAAAGTTGCAGATTTTCAAAAAGGGGTAAGAGATTCCAGATCATTATTTACTAGAGCAGCACTTAAAGGTGGTCCAATTGAACCAAGAGAAATTGTAGATGCTTATTTAAATTCTAATCGTGCTTTGTTTAATGTAAAGAAAAATTTAAAAGCTGACATGGATGCTGCAAGATTATTAAATATATCAGACGAAGATTTATTTAGTTCTTTAGACAGACTCTCTGGAGTTGAAGTAAATTCAATTGATCAAAATGTATTTAGACCACTTACTGTTTCATTAGAAGTTCAAAGAGCTTTTGCAGAAAATGCAGAAGCTATAGGTGTAGCCAATCCTTTAACAGAAGCTTTTGAAGCTATTGCAGAATTACAATCTCAATTAGCAGAATTTTCATTAACTTTGCCTGAGCTACCTACGTTAGAAAATCCTTTAATGCCTATCATGCAAGACACACCGCTGACACCAACAAGCTTGAACCTACCCTCAGTTAACGCAGAATCTGTGGCAGCACAAGTACAAGGCGGTAATTTTAGTAACTTGACTAACAAACAAAAATTTGATTTACTCTTTCCCAATGGCTAAACAAGATGCAATACAGAGAATAGATTCTCATGAAAAACTGTGTAGAATTATGCAGAAACAAACTCATGATAAAATACTCAAGCTTGAAACCCAGATAAATAGGGTAGAAAGTATACTATTAGTGTCAGTTGGGACATTGATATCGGGTATGGCTTATGTTATATTCGCGCTTATTATTTCACAATAAAAACTATGCAACTTTCAAAACATTTTACTTTAAGAGAGATGACCGCTTCAATGACTGCGCAACGTAAAGGAATTGATAATACACCAGGGGCCGGGGAAATTAAAAGCCTAGGAGACCTCTGTTATGAGGTCTTAGAGCCGCTACGGGCTCATTTTGACAAGGCTGTTACGATTACCAGCGGATACCGCTCAGAGGCGCTCTGTGAGGCCATAGGCAGCAAAAAAACATCGCAGCATGCGAAGGGCCAGGCGGTCGACCTAGAAATATTTGGCGTGCCTAATATTAAGACAGCTTACTGGCTACAAAATAACGTGGATTTTGACCAGCTGATTATGGAGTACTACGACAAAGACGATCCTGCAGGGGGATGGGTCCATATAAGTTATCACGAATCAGGTTCTAATAGAAAACAAGTCTTAACTTTTGATGGTAAAAAATACACCGAAGGATTACCGGATATGAAATGGGAGGGTGGTAAAGTTGTTAATTAAATGGTATTATTAAGTAATGTCTAAAAAGAAAGTTATACAGTTATTAGAAGGTAACATACATATAGAACCAAATTTTTTTGATGATGATTTATATAAAAAAGTAATTAAAAAAACATCTTTATTAAAAACAAAACCTACCTATCAACCTCAAAAAAAAACATACGGAAATAGAATGCAAGCCATGCCTTGTTATGAATCTGAATTTAATTTTAATAGAAATGTTATTATTGATAAACTAGAAAAAATTTTAGACGCTAGAGTTACTAACTATCTATGTATTTATAGAAAAATTAAAACCGAAGAATTAAAAAAATCACAATGTAATTTAAAGTATGGGTTTACGCACAAAGATACTGATTTAGGTGAATATTTACATGATGCAGTTTATTCAGAGTATGACCTAGCAGCAGTCATGCATTTTGATCAATCTTACGAAGGAGGGACAGCTTTTTTTGAAAACTATTGGGACAATAAACCAGATATTTATATTAGTGCTTACCCAAATAGATTAATTATTTATAATTCTAATAGATGGCATGCTCCTGCTTTTGATCATACTTTCAAAGAAAGAAATAGTTTAGCATTTTTTTTAAAAGTTAAAAATGAAGTTTAATAAAATAGTAATCGTTGGTGGAGGAAGTGCAGGTTGGATGACTGCAGCAACTTTAATTAAAGCCTATCCAAAAAATGATATTACACTTATTGAAAGTCCAAATGCTCCAATTTTAGGAGTAGGTGAAAGTACTTTAGGTCAAATTAATAATTGGTTAGATTTTTTAGGAATTAAAGATGAAGAATTTATCAAAGCAACTGATGGATCATATAAATTAAGCATAAGGTTTCAAGATTTTTACAAAAAAAATTCTGGAGGATTTCATTACCCTTTTGGTGAACCTGATTTAACAAATACTAATGTAGGTCTTAATGATTGGATGTTTAAAAAAATTTTAAACCCTTCTCTTTCTAATACCGATTATGCTGACACATTTTTTTCAAGTATGTCGCTTGTCAACTCTAACAAATACACAGAAAACATAGATAAAAAATTACCAGGTTTCGAACCTAAAAGACATGTAGCATATCATTTTGATGCAATAAAATTTGGACAATTTTTAAAAAATAATTATTGTTTAAATAAAGGCGTTAAGCATATTGAGGCAGATGTAACAAACATTGAAACTACAGAAGAAGGTATTAAAAAAATTACTGTAAATAAATCACAGCATATATCAGCAGATTTTTTTATAGATTGTACTGGTTTTAAATCTCTACTTTTAGGAAATGCTCTAAAAGAACCTTTTGATAGTTACGAAGATATATTACCTAACAATTCAGCGGTAGCAACTCAAATTCCATACACCGATAAAAAGAAAGAACTAGTTTCTTATACTAATTGTATTGCTCAAGGCAATGGTTGGATTTGGCAAATACCTTTGTGGTCAAGAATTGGTTCAGGTTATGTTTATTCTGATAAATATTTATCAGACAAACAGGCCATCATAGATTTTAAAAATTTCTTAGTTAAAAATAAATACCCAATAAAAGATTGTAAATTTAAAACAATTAAAATGAGGGTTGGTTTACACAAAAGAACTTTTGTTAAAAATGTTTGTGCGATAGGATTGGCTGCTGGTTTTATTGAGCCTTTAGAAAGTAATGGTTTGTACACAGTACATGTATTTTTAATGAATTTATTAAGAACTTTAAAAAGAAATCAAGTTAATAGGTTTGATAAAGATGCTTATAATTATAATACAAAAATAGAATTTAGAAATTTTGCAGAATTTGTAGCCATGCATTATTCTCTATCACACAGAACAGACACTAAGTATTGGAGAGATATTCAAGAAAGAGAATTTTGTAAAGACTTAATAGAACCAAAAGCATTTGCATACAATGGTTTTTCTAGAGCGGTATATGACAAATATCAAAATTTTAGATTCAGTTCTTTTGGCGGGTTACATTGTATTGCTATGGGTATGAATTGGTTTCCAACAGACATAGATTCTATTACGTCTTCAACACTAATGAGTAAAGATTTACATATTAAAAATTGGAAATTTTGTATAAGAAATTTAAAACAAAACCAAGAATATAGAAATAAAATAGTTAAAAAAGCTGAATCATTTTATAATTACTTAAAAAATAAATTTTATAGTTAAATCCAGTCTTTAAGTTCTTCACCCATAATTTGACTAGCTATATTAACTTTCTTTTTAAGAGCCTTAACAATTCTAGCATCAACAGTATCTTCGCAATAAATATCTATATAAGTCATGGGATAGTGTTGTCCAATACGATCTATTCTAGCTTCTGATTGTTGTCTTTTCTCAAGATCATAACCATTAGAATAATAAACCATAGTGCTAGCTGCAGTTAATGTAATACCATAACCACCTGTCTGTGTTGTACCAACAAAAAATCTTACCGGCGAATTTAGATCTTGAAATTTTTCTATATTTTTTTGACGATCTGACATTGGTGTTAAACCATAATAATCTACAAAACTATTTTCGCCAAATTTTTTAGATATCTCCCGGATTATCCTATTAACATCTCTTTGCCAATGAGCCCATATAACAACCTTACCTTCAGTCTCTTCTAATACATTTATTAGTTCTGGTAATCTATTAGAGTCTACATCCTGCGTAGTGCCGTCATCAGCTGTAAAGTGACCGCAAGTAATTTGTTGTAATCTCATTAGCTGAGTCATAACTGTAGCTGTAGTCATCATTTTGCCGTCCATTTGTGCAAGAGCTAAGTTTTTCATTTGTAAATACAATTTTTTTTGATCTGGTGTAAGTGTAACTAAACGTTTGACAAATGTTTTAGGTGGTAGATCTAAACAATCTTCTTTTAATACTCTATAAGAAAAAGGTTTTAATTTTTCTGATAGTTCCGGCAGGTGTTGATAACCAGTTACAATTTGTACAGATTTACCACCAAAATTAGCAGTCTTCATAACTGCGTATCTAGTTCTAAATGTATAGTAAGAAGTGTGTCCTAATAATTCTTTTTTTAGAAACTCACATTGTTTGTATAAGTCTAATGGTGATTTAGTTACAGGTGATCCTGTTAATATTCTTTTATACTGTGCGTATTCACCAAGCGAACATATATGTTTAGTTCGTTTTGCATCTGGATTTTTAATAGTAGTAGATTCATCTATAGCCATCATAGTTCTATGACATCTTAAAAATTTAGCTGCAAACTCTACACCTTTTTTAGTAGATAGAGCTTCTACATTCATATTTAAAATATGTAAGTCTTCTCCAGGCGTAAATAATTTATCTAATTCTTTTTGTTGTTTTTTATTAATCATTGCCTGCCACAACACAGAAGTTTGATTAATGTGGTCCGGTAAATGGGTTGGTATTTCTCCATCATGCCAGTTTTTATAAACACCTTTAGGTGAAATAATTAATACACCATTGATTTTACCAGCATCATACAACATAGCAATGTTATCAAGCAGTACTTTAGATTTACCAGTACCCATTTCCATAAAGTATGCAAAGTACGGTTTATCCCAAGAAAGCTCTAATGCTTTTATTTGATGCGCATAAGGCTTAGTCTTAAATTTATAGTCCATAATTTTTCTTCTTTCTAGTTGACAAGATATATAGAACATCCTATATGTAATGTCAATGACAGAAAGAAAAAAAATAGTATACGTAATTCAAGAATTACCAGGTACAAAAGCAGGTACGCCTAAAATTAATATTATGAGTGCAAATAGACACGGGGAGTTTAAATTTTTACTTCCAGAATTTTCGCAAATAATATTTTCACCAGGACCACTTATTTTTAAACTGAGAAATTTACTTAAGGATTACACTCCAGAAGATTATTTATTACTTACAGGAGATCCTGCAATTATAGGTGTAGCTTGTTCTATTGTTTCTGACATGACTAACGGAAGATACAATCTATTAAAATGGGACAAGCAAGATAGAATGTATTATCCAATTTCAATTAACTTACACGAGAAAGGAAAAGTACAAGATGAGTAATATAAACTTTGAGGCAGATCAACGAGAAGATCTAGACTCAGTAAATGAAGCTGGCAGCTTGGCTGAACAAGTTGTAAAACTACAAAAGTTAGAAGAAGAACTTTTAGCTAAAGAAGTAGAATACAAAGAAATAAAAAGAAAAGTAGAACTAGTGTCATCAGAGGTTATACCTACGATGATGCAAGAAATGAATATATCTACATTAAAATTAGCAGACGGGACTTCAGTAGAAGTTAAACCTGTCTACGGTGCATCTATACCTGCAGATAAAAAGGAAGATGCATATACATGGCTTCGTGAGAACGGACTAGGTGACCTTATCAAGAATGAGGTAACCGTTGCTTTTGGACGTTCCGAAGATAACAAGGCACAGCAATATGCTGTCCTTGCGCAAGGTCAAGGGTATGAACCAGTCCAGAAATTAAAGGTTGAACCTATGACACTTAAAGCATTAGTCAGAGAGCGTATTGAAAATGGACTCGATATGCCTTCTGACTTATTTAACCTGTTCACGAGCAACAGAACAAAAATAACAAGGAACAAATAACCATGAATGAAGTAACACAAAAGACGGCCGCAGGTCTTCCAGCAAATATGTTTGAAGACGATGCATCAAAAGGATTAGGTAACATAAGTCAACAAGACTTAGCTTTACCTTTTCTTAAAATCCTAGGACAATTATCACCTGAAGTAAATAAGAGGGATGGTAAACACGTTGAAGGAGCAGAACCTGGAATGATTTTCAATTCAGTTACTGGAGATTTATATGATGGCGTAAAAGGAATAGATGTTATTCCTGCTTTTTATAAGTTAGAGTATGTTGAATGGAAAGATAGAGGAGAAGGACCAGGTGCACCAGTGATGGTACACGACTCTTCTTCTGATATCATGTCACAAACAAAACCAGATGCTAACTATAAAGATAGATTACCTAATGGTAACTATGTTGAAAAGACTGCATCACACTTTGTGATTATTACAGGAGATAGTCCACAAACAGCTTTGATTTCTATGAAATCTACTCAATTAAAAATTAGTAGAAAATGGAATTCAATGATGTCTGGTATCAAACTAAAAGGTAAAAACGGTTTATATACACCGGCATCTTTTAGCCACATTTACAAACTAAAGACTACCCAAATGTCTAATGATAAAGGTACTTGGTTTGGTTGGGAAGTTAGTAAAGTGGGTCCAATAACTGACGCAAGTACGTATCAACAAGCTAAATCTTTTTCAGAAAGCATCTCTAAAGGTGCTGTAAAAGCTAAGCATGGTGAACCAAAACCAGCGGAAAGTAAAAGCATTATATAATCCCCTCGGGGTATGTGCACAGTGCGGACCGTTAGGGAGACTGATCGGTCCGCATAGACAGGATAATTATGAGCAAAAAGTATATAAAATTTTTTGATGGTTTTAGAAAAGCTTATGGAACAGCTGAACTTAAAAATGCAGAACGTGACCCAGATAGTGGTAAATTAAAATTACCTAATGGTGCATATGGATGGACACATCAAGAACTTACTGATGAAATTTATGAGAAACATTTAAATGGAACTTTATCTATAGGCGTACAAGCATGTACTGAAAATTCAGAAGCAAGGTTTGGTGTTATAGACATTGACCCTAAAAGTTATGAGAATTTTAATAAAAAATTTATTATAGATAAAATACAAGAATACAAATTACCATTAATACCAGTGCTATCTAAGAGTGGGGGAATGCATCTGTATTTATTTATGGATTCTTTTGTACTAGCCACTAAAATTGTATCGTTTTTAAGCAACCTACTTCCAATATTTAAACTACCCCCTAACTGTGAAATATTTCCTAAACAAACACAGCTAACAAAGGACCCAGAATCAGGAAAAACAAATGTCGGTCAATTTATTAATCTACCTTATTTTAAAAAATCTGAGAGGTTAGCAATAAACCTAGATGGTAAACCATTTACCTTTGATGAGTTTCTCGAAGTAATAGAAAGTAATACAGTCGATGAAAAAGGTTTAAAACAAATAACAGAAAGCATAGAGACAAAAGATTTAGAAGGTGTTGACGATGAATTTATAGAAGGACCACCATGTCTGGCACATCTTAGCAAGATAATGAGAAATCCAGGGTTTGATGGTAAGGACAGATTTATGTATAATTATCATGTGTTTGTAAAGATGAAGTACCCAGATAGCTGGCAACAAAAAGTCATGAATGCACCTGTCAAATATTTTGAACCTGCACATGCAAATGCATGGGAAACTAAAACTTTAAACGCTAAAGTTAGGTCTTGGGCTAAGTCTGAAAAAGGATACACCTGTACACAGAGTCCTATTAGTGATTATTGTAAAAAAGGAATATGTGTAAAAAAACAATTTGGTATACTCGCAGGATCAAAAGGATCTTATCCTGTATTAACTAACTTAAGAAAAATAGATATCGAGCCAGAACCAGAGTATGAGTTTGATGTTACTAAACCAGATGGTATTGGTAAAGCTACTGTATACTGTAAAAGTATTGAACATCTTACAGATCAACGTAAACGTAGAAATTCAATAGCAAGAGCCGCAGGGTTTCCACCACCAATTATAAAAGCACCAGAAGATCAAACTGTTTTAGAAGCTTTGTTTAGCACACAGACAACAGTAAATCCTCCTATCGGTACCTCACCTAAAGAAAAATTACACGACGTGTTGCACGCAAAAATTAATGGACCTAAGGCTATGAACGATGCTGCATTTAAATCTGGCACCGTACTAATAGAAGATGGAATAGCATATTTTAAATTTGATAAATTTTACGACAAACTTAAAGCTAAGAATTGGAAACATAGTGAAGATAAGACTGGGGTAATGATGAAAACAAATTATAAAAAATGTGGGTTAGAGTTTTTAGAACAAAAAAGATTTCCTACAAAAGAAAAAGGTAAGTACAACACACCTACTAAAAATATTGTTTCAGTTAGTGTTGAAGAATTTGAAGATATAAAAATTAACCATACTATAATAAAACACAACACGGAGATAATGTAGTGAGCGTTAGAAAAATATATGGGCCTCCGGGAACAGGGAAAACAACTAGACTCATTAATTATGTACGAACTCTAGTTAAGTTTGGTACACCAATAGATAAAATAGGTTACTTTGCATTTACAAAAAAAGCTGCAGAAGAAGCTATCGATAGAACCTTAGATCTGTATCCAAAGTATAACAGAAAAGATTTAAAATATTTTAGAACTTTACATTCATTAGCTTTTACAGAACTAGGTATGAAGAAAAGTAATGTAATGCAGGACGAACACTACGAAGACATAGGTCGTAAACTAGGTATAGAAGTTACAGTTTATTCTAATGGAGAAGAAAAAACTGGGTTTGTAGATTCTAGTAGTGAATATTTTAATATTATTAATGCAGCTAGAATCAAAAGCATTACAATAGAAGATGAATACAACACAGACATGTACTCACAGGATATAGACAAGCATCTATTGCAAATTTTAAAAGACGAAGTAGACAATTATAAGGCAGCGTATGGCCTGGTAGATTTTACAGATATGATAGAAAAATTTAATGTGTCAGAATTGTGTCCAAAATATGACGTAGTATTTGTTGATGAAGCGCAAGATTTATCGCCAATACAGTGGAAAATGTACGATATACTTAAGAAAAACTCTAAACATATTATCTTAGCAGGCGACGACGATCAAGCAATTTATGGTTGGGCTGGTGCAGATGTTGCAAGGTTTCAAAGCGAACCTGCAAAAGACATAATTTTGCCTCAATCATACAGAATTCCTGGAGCTGTGCAAGACATAGCTAATTGTATTTTAAATAGAATACCAGATCATAGAAGAATTAAAAAAGAATGGTCACCAAGACCAGAAAAGGGTTATGTAGAGTACGTAACTTCAATAGAAGACTTACCGCTATACTCAGGTGACTGGTTAATACTTGCACGAACTAATGACAAACTTAAAAAATTATCACCAGACTTAAAAGACATGGGTTTATATTTTGAAATAAAAGGTAGAAAAAGCTACAGGACTAGATTGTACAAGTCAATACAAGATTACACCCGTTGGACTAATGGAGATAAATTATCTTTGTCTGAGATAAAAGATTTGTTTGAATTTTTAGAAGAAGAAGTACCTACGGATGAAAGAATGTATGATTTGTTTGAGTGGGGTTATTTTAAAACTCAAAGGTGGTTTGAGGTATTTAAAGCTGATCCAGAAGAATGTTTATACATTAGAGAAATGATGCGTAATGAAGAAAGGTTATCTGAAGCACCAAGAATTAAACTATCAACTATACATGCAGCCAAAGGTGGTGAAGCTACAAATGTTTTAATTATTTTAGATAATACTAAAAAGATAAGAGAAGCTACGGAAAATAGTCTAGACAAACAAGACGAAGAACACAGGGTTTGGTACGTAGGGGTCACTCGTACAAAACAAAACTTATATATAATGACAGCAAAAAGGGAGGACAGAGGTTATGACATCTAAAGTTTGGGACAAACAAATTGCAGGATCACACTACCAAAAATATAAAATACAACCAAGTAAATTTGTAGTAGAGAACGAATTGCTATATCCTGAGGGTTGTGCTATAAAGTACATAGTGAGACACAGAGATAAAGGAAAAAAACAAGATCTAGAAAAAGCAATACATTTTATAGAAATGATAATTGAA